GTATATCTATGTCAATCGAGGCGTGAATGGTATTGAAGGGTCGTTATCAACGGCTGTTGGCTATGCCATTGCTCATCAGGAAGAAGAGGATGTGTACTGTGTAATTGGTGACTTGAGTTTCTTCTATGATCAGAACGCACTATGGAACGAATCTCTTCCGCCTAATCTTTCTATCCTCTTACTTAACAATGGCGGTGGAGGTATCTTCCATCAACTGCCAGGTTTGGACCGCTCACCTTATCGGGATAGTGCTATTGCTGCCCAACATACAACCTCTGCAGAAGGAATCTGTCAGACACATGACATCGTCTACCTCTCTGCTCGCAACGAAGAAGAACTTTACAAGAACCTTGACAAGCTCTTTAACTCAGAGGAAGGACCAGTACTTTTAGAAGTATTCACCAACGCAGAGGAAGATACGCAGGCTTTGAAGGATTATTATCAAGCCTTTTAATGGTAAATTTTATTTTGAGGAGGAGACATGAAACGATTTATCGCAATATGGATATTATTGTCTGCTGGATTGAATATCTGGCAGAGTATCCATATTAGAAAACTAGAAGAAAAGCGCCCGATTGTAATCTACAAAGCAGATAATCAAGGCGCAGAAATCAAAGGCAGAGTCGTTCACAAAGAAAAAATAGGCGACATGTACACGATCACAATACAGAACTACGGCATTTTCGTAGTCACGCAAACAAGCTACGAAACTTTAAGGATTGGAGATGAGGTGAGATTATGAGACCTAAAAAATACCCATATTCAGGAAGAAAAAAGCAAAAAATCCCGTCGCCACTATTTTCTGCACGACCAATTTTTAACGAAGTTCCAATTGCAGAAGAAATTAAGGTTGAGTTCGGAGTTGAAGCTAATGTTGGACGTTCATATCCAGTAATGATAATACATTTAGATATTTCTGGATACGGAAATAGAGTGCATTCAGTACATCATTTCCCTGGCATCTTCCTGACTGTTGGTGAGTCAATCCAACTAAAAATGCTTTTCTATAAAAGACTTAGAAATTTTACCGCAGATCGTTTTTTGACCTTTAGAGAATCCGATTGGAATCTCTTTATCTGTGATCTGGTCAACGAATTTAAGCATTAAAAAAAGCCAAGGCACTCTCTGCCTCAGCTATAATCTCAATAATATTATTATACCACAAAGGAGATAGAGAGTGAACAAGGCTAAAGAGCTATTGAAAGAATTACAAGACCTTGACATGGACATCCAAAGCCGTATAGATGAAATCAATGAGCTTGAGGCAGGTTTGCTCTCAAGTCCTAAATGGACGGATGTCAAAGTCCAAGGCGGACAAGCTAGAAAAGTTGATGATGTCTATACTCAGCTTGTCGTGATGAAAGAGGCTATAGAACAGGATACTAAAGAGGTTATCAACAGAAAGCTTGAATTAGGTAGAATGATCAACCGGCTTAAAAATCCAAAAAGCAGGTCTGTTCTTAGAATGACTTACATTACTAAGACCTACATTGAGGATATTTGCGACAATTTGAGAATTAGTAAGGCAACTTATTACAGATTACGCAAACAGGCTGAGTCTGAACTAGAGGAGACTATCATAGACAAAGTGAGCTAAAGCGAGTGCGCATGAAGTCTAAAATCTGTTAGAATGGTAGTATCAAGAATTAAGGGTAAGGCAGTAAGCCTTCCCTAACATGGAGAGTTGGCAGAGTCCGGTTGAATGCGCCCGTTTGCTAGACGGGTGGTCGCCTATGTGCGTTCCGTGGGTTCGAATCCCACACTCTCCTTTGAGTGTTTGTGTCCCAGAATGAGTTAAATCTTCTGGGTGGGGTTCATATATCACTCATTAACTTACAAATGGTTGCGGAGCGACTAGACCTTGCATGATTGCGTAGCTACTTATATCCTAGGTAAGTTATAAGCTAGAGGGTTTGATTCCCTCAGAGGTTTTAAATGACTACAAAAAATAAAAAAAGGAAAACTTTCAAATTGATTACTAATTAACACGCAAGTCCGTAGTCTGCTTGCACTAAGTCACTCTTTGAGTGGCTTTTTATTTTGTCGAAAGGAGGTAGTCCATGAGTGGATAGATTAACCCCAAAGCAAGAGCTGTTTGTCCAAGGGATAATCTCCGGACTATCTCAAAGACAAGCGTATAGACAAGCCTATCCATCCGCTAAGAAATGGCGAGATAATGTAGTTGACAACAAAGCCAGTGAGCTATTGAAGAATGGTGAGGTTTTGGTGAGGTATAGAGAGTTACTTAAACAATTCTCAAACATGTCCTTATGGTCTAGAGAGCAGGCATTCAACGAGTATGAATGGCTCAAAAATAAAGCTAGGGCAAGTATCGAGAATGAAGGCATTAGGCAAGCGAATTCCAACGCCTTTCTCTCAGCTTTGGATGGCATGAATAATATGGCGTTCCATGACTTAGAACTTGCTGATGAAAAATTAAGACTTGAAATTGATAATCTCAAGGCTCAGCTAGGCTCTAATGATGAGGATGATACAGTCATTACTGGATTTACATTTGATAGGAGTGAGTATAATGGCAATACTGAACCTAGCGAAACTGATTAACCCAGTATTTGATGAAGTCCTCTACACACTCAAGAGCCACATAGTGCTCAAGGGTGGCCGTGCCTCCACTAAGTCCTCTGTTGTGTCTATTGACCTTGTAAATGACTTTATCAATGACCCTAACGGAAATGTGGTAGTCTTGCGAAAAGTAGGTAAATACCTGAGAATGTCGGTGTATGAGCAGATAAGATGGGCCATTTATGAGATGGGGCTAGCTAATCAGTTCAAGTTTGGGAAATCTCCCTTACAGATTACACATAAGAAGACAGGCACAGCCTTTTATTTCTACGGTGTAGACGATCCAATGAAACTCAAATCCCAAAAGATAGCTAAAGGCTATGTCATGGCTGTATGGTTTGAGGAATTAGCTGAGTTTGCAGGGCGTGAGGACATTGATATAGTTGAGGATACTTTCATCCGTCAAGAGCTACCGAATGGCAAAGAGGTCAAAGTCTATTTCACATACAACCCTCCAAGAAATCCCTATGACTGGATAAATGAGTGGGTTGCTGAGAAAGCTAGTGACCCAACTTACATGATACATCACAGCACCTATCTTGATGACAAGTTAGGTTTTTTGTCTAAGCAGATGAAAGACAAGATAGAACGCTACAAAGAGACGGATCCTGACTACTATCGTTGGATGTATCTAGGCGAGGTAATCGGTTTAGGTAATCATGTTTATAACATGAGCTATTTTAAGCCACTAGAAAGCCTCCCAGACAACGACAAAGTGATAGGTATATCATTTGCCCTTGATACAGGACACCAACAATCAGCGACGGCCTGTGGAGCTTATGGGCTAACTGCCAAGGGTAATGTTATCTTGCTTGATACGTTCTACTATAGTCCAGCTGGCAAGACCGTCAAAAAGGCACCTAGCGAGCTCTCTGTGATGATCCATGACTTTATAGACAAGGTCATGAAGACCTACAGAGTGCCAAAGCTCAAGATGACTATTGATAGTGCTGAGGGGGCTTTGCGTAACCAGTATTTCAAAGATTATGGCGAACGCTGGCATCCAGTGGCCAAGAAGAAAAATCAGACTATGATTGACATGGTTATCAGTCTACTAGCTGAGGGGCGTTTCTACTATCTTGATACCCCTAATAACAAGGTCTTTGTAGAGGAGCATAAGATGTACCGATATGATGACAAGACACTTAATACAGATGACCCCAAAGTTATCAAGGAAGATGACCACACGGTGGACGAGTTCAAGTACTTTGTCCTAGACAACGCTAGAGAGCTAAGACTAAAAGCCTAAAGGAGCTAATATGGGAATAGTACAGACTATCAAGAATTTTTTTACAAGGAGCAAGTATGTGATGACAGCACAGAACTTAACGAATATCACTGATCACCCTAAAATAGCAGTGTCATCCACAGAATATGATCGCATTAGGGAAAATCTCAAGTATTATGCAGGACATTATCCACAGATTGAGTACATTGACAGTACCACCACGCCTCAAAAACGAGCTTTCACCCATCGTCCTATTGGACGTACAGCAGCCAAGAAGATTGCAAGCCTAGTTTTTAATGAACAGGCCGAAATCAAGCTAGACGACAAGGACGCTAATAAATTCATTCAGAAGCAACTGCAAGATGACCGATTTGTCAAGAACTTTGAACGCTACTTAGAGAGCGGCTTGGCTCTTGGTGGCTTAGCTATGAGGCCATACGTTGATAGAGACAAGATAAGAGTCTCTTTCATCCAAGCGCCTGTCTTTTTGCCATTGCAAAGCAACACACAGGACGTCTCTAGTGCTGCTATTATCACTAAGAGAATCAAATCCGAGGGAAACAAGCAGAAGTTTTACACGCTGATTGAGTTGCATGAATGGGGCAAAGATGACAAGTATACGGTCACCAACGAGCTCTACAAGTCTGATAATCAGAACATTGTAGGCGCTAGGGTTCCTCTATCAGACTTCTATGAGGATCTTGAGGAAGTGGTAGACCTGAACGGCTTGAGTCGTCCACTCTTTACTTATCTGAAAACTCCAGGGATGAATAATAAAGATATTAACTCAGCTCTTGGGCTGTCTATCTTTGACAATGCCAAGACTACAATGGACTTTCTTAACACCACCTATGATGAGTTTATGTGGGAGGTTAAGAT